GCAGACGTAGAAGCTGCCAATATCTTACTGCCATTTTCTAACTCCAGTGATCCTTTGTTCCATGCTATGATACCCTGTTGCATCCACTTGGGTAGGTTTTCGTATGCAGTCTGTAACCTTCCAAGTAGTTCCCTTGCGGTTGCTGCTTTGTTTGCCAGAATACCAATGTTTACGCTGTCATTAAACACAGCATAATGCAAAAGGTAGGATACGACTGTAGTCGATTTACCAGTCTGACGTGGCATCTTACAGATATTAAATCTGTTGTCATGGAAATTATTAATTAATTTCTCTTGAAAGTGATATGGATGAAACTGCGTAAGACCCTCATCAAGAGAAACAATCTTGATATAATTGTTGGCAAAATAAACAGGGTCTTCCTTACATTTCATAAACTCAAGAATTTGTTCTTGAGTAAACTCAATGGCAGTATTCGCTTTTTTTAGATTAGGATTACCAAGGTATACATTATCAGGCATAAGTTATCAACAGTTCCAGGCTCTCAGTGATTTATTGATTCTGCTATCGGGATCGTTTGCAGTTTTGGAGGAAGTCAACTTCTTCTTCATACCTTTCATTCTCGCGCAAAAAGACGCTCTACGCTTGTTCCCAACTTTCTTTGAAGGTCTCTTAAGATCGCTTCCTGGGTTTTCACGTTCATACGACTTTCTACCTTTTTCATTTAAACCTCCTTCTGGATTCTTACCTGACTTTTTTTGCCAGTCTTCCGTATGTAGGAGGGGATTGCCTGGAGTATAATCAGAAACTTCATAATTCCTTACTTTAGCCCCAGGATATACTTTATCAAGTTGATCCTGTACTTCATTTCTTCCAGGAACCTTGACGGATGGGAAGAACATCTTAATCATGTAGAACTTACCTCTCCAGGAGAATCCTACGAGAATAATATTTCCAGTCTTAGATGGAATTCTCACTGCCTCACTCATCGGTTTAACATAATTTTTATCTGGACCCATCTTGCCGCCATCACCACCCTTAAACTTGGGCCCACACTCAGAAGTTCCATGCACAGGGCACTCTTCGCCTTCGTGGGTATGATTGCATCCTTTCTTCTCATTAATCTGCTCACCATCATGAATGACTTCATCGCCTGCTTTCACACAACGGTTGTAAGTCTTACCAAACAGTTTCTGAGTTCCTGCTTTCTTATATCCTTTCCAGCATTTCTTACCTGCTTCACCGAGTAACTTAGATCCAAGACCTTCTGTTGGTTTGAGTGGATCTGGTGTTATGAGATCGGTAAACTCATACTCCGTTGGTTTGTATTCAGATCTCCAATTAGAGAACTCTTCTTTCTTTGTTTTATTACCCCAGTTTGCAGCACCTACTTTACGGCACTTAACCAGTGCTCCCGATGCATAAGCAGAAGGCCATACAGAATAACGGGACTTGACTTTGTGATAGCAAGCATCTTTCTTGCCCTCATCAAGATCAATATCAATTTCATCACCCACTTCTACATTATTCTCAGCGAACCATCCACGATTTACTTCCATTGCACAAATAATTTCTCCGTCAGAAGAAACTGGAGTTTCTTCATTTGGTTCTAACTGCTTGATACTCTCAATAATTCCATCTGCTCTGATAAATGCAATATCTAGAGGAATTTTTGTTTCGGTCATGTGAAATGACTGTTTAGCAATTTCATCAAAGATGAACAACATTCCACTATTAACGTCTAAACTTTCACGGAACATCAATCCAAGATTAAAGTCTCTGATATCAGTTGGAATTTCAAGTTGAAGAGGTAAGGTTGTAAATTCTTCTTTCATACCTTTTGCCTTTCTTTCATTGTCGATGTTGTGATCTACGCCGCCATGCATGACACGCTGTTTAAGTGTGGAGACTCCATACTTATCTTGCTTATGGCGAACCATGCGCTTATAACGATCAAACTTATCATTGCCTTTTTTATCACGCATTTCCTTTTCCAGGATAGTTTCTTCGGTCTTCACGTTAATTGCCTTCCCTTTTCTATCTGGATTTGGATCTTTACGATTCTTGCGACGGAATGCTCTCTCCTCTTCATCCTTGGAGAGATTGCGCTTCATTTTGCTAGAACCGCACTTTGGTTTTGTTGTTTGTCCTGGTTGTCTGGCGCAGGGTTTCCCTGCATATTTGCCACCCAACTGAACCCACCCAGGCTTGCCATCAGAAGACTTACTCTTGCCAAACCAGTCACGCAAAGAAGAATCACCACTTTTAGACTCACTCATCCCTCCACCATTACCGCCATTACCGTTACCATTGGAATGACCATTACCATTTCCATTGCCATTCCCATTCTTGTTTTCATCATCTAC